ACCCAAGGTATTGGAAAGACAAAGACCCGCTCTTTATCAAGCAAGTCACCGAAGGGTTCCAAAATATCTACCGAGATTAAAATATTACAGAGGGGTAAGTTTTATCTTACCCCTTTTACTTTAGACCACGTTGAAGAAGTGGCTCAAAATCTCAGCCTAGAAAACAGACATGAGCTAGCAATATTAGGCCATGTTGACGTAAGGGAAGCTTTGGTTGAGATGTATGAGCATTCAGAGTGCTACATTTGCCGCAAAGAAGGCGAAAGCTTTATTATGGTGGGTGGCCTTTGGTTTGAAGACGATCAAGACTTCCCTCAGATGTTTGCAATGTTTTCCGACAAGATCAAAGAAAACTTCCATGCAATGGCGCGTGGATCAAAGATGCTAGTCAATTTTTTTGACCAATCACATGATGGAATGTCTATGACTGTGAACGGTGATTTCGAGTTTATTTTAGACTGGGCAGCTTGGTTAGACTTCGAGGCTGTAGGTGTTGCCACTATGGGTGCGCATAAGTACGTTGATTTTGTGCGTTGTAATCCCAATGGAAAAAATGTTTATGATGGCACATCTCGGCCTGTAGTGCACTGATCGGCCCCATGTGGATACCCGAATTGAAGTGAGAACGCAGATACCCGTAGCAAACTGAAACTTCAATTAGGACTGAAAAATGGCTAATACAATCGATCAAGCCTTTATCAAGCAGTTCGAGACAGAAGTTCACATGGCGTACCAGCGTATGGGTTCCAAGCTACGGAACACAGTTCGCACAAGCAATGTGACTGGCTCGGTTGCACGATTCCAAGTAATTGGTAAAGGCGTAGCAAACACTAAATCACGCAACGGTAACGTAACTCCAATGGAGTTGGCGCACACAAACGTAGAAGCTACTATGGCTGACTACTATGCGCCTGAGTATATTGACAAGCTAGACGAGTTGAAAATCAACATCAACGAGCGTCAAGCTGTTGCTCAATCAGCCGCTGCTGCACTAGGTCGTAAGACTGACGAAATCCTAACAACTGCAATGGATGCTGGTGCAAACTCAACTCAAATTCACGACACATCATCTGCTGTTGAAAAAGCAGACTTGTTGGCGACATTTGAAACATTTGGCAATGCAGACATTCCAGAAGACGGACAGCGTTACATCGCTATGTCACCTGCTGGTTTTGCTGACTTGTTCGCAATCAACGAGTTCGCATCATCTGACTTTGTTGGACCACAGAACCTGCCATTCGCTGGCGGTATGACAATGAAAGAGTTCTTGGGCTTCAAGATTTTCTCAACGTCTGCTGTTGCTGGTGGTAAGAACTTTGCGTACCACACATCTGCTGTTGGCTTGGGCATCAATGCTGATGTTCAGACTGAGGTCAACTACATTGCGGAAAAAGTCTCACACCTAACAACATCTATGATGTCTATGGGTGCTGTCGTTATTGATGACGATGGTGTCTATGAACTTCTAGATAACAACTAAGGAGTTTTGAGATATGGCTTATGAAGCATCAAATCTAACTCGCCTATCAGGTGCATCAGGTGTTTCTTTGTGGCACTACACAACAACAGATGCATTTTCTGTTGTTCGTGCAGAAGACTACTTTCAGAACGCTGCTGATATGTTGAATATCAACGACGTTATTCTTGTTGTAAGTTCTAGCGGAGGTACACCAGTTGTTACTCTGACTTACTTCAATGGCGTTACTTCTGGTTCAGTAGACATTGTTGACGGTAATACTGTCGACGATACTGACTCTTAATAAGAGGTGGGGGCTTCGGCCCCCAACTTTCCATGCCTGATGTAGCAAACACGCCAATAAAAATCTGCTCTCGCGCATCTCTCTTGATTGGGGGTGACGCGATTCAATCGTTTGAGGATGGCACTGCGGAAGCTTCTGTTAGCTCTGCAATGTATGAAGACATGGCTCGTGCTGCGTTGACCAATTCACGCTGGCGCTTTGCAACAGATCAGGCTGAACTAAACCGTTTAGCAGCAGCTCCAACTGGACGTTGGGAAGCCGCATATCAGTTACCTTCTGAGATGATTATGCTGAGTGCTGTTACGGTAAACGAATATCCAATCAAGTATGACTTGTATGGTAGCAAAGTATTTTGCGATGCAGTGGCAACAGACACTGTAATTGCTGATTATGTGTTCCGCGCTGATGAATCTACATGGCCTCCATATTTTACCACTGCGGTAGAATATATGATGGCTGGAGTTCTTGCTGTCTCTGTTGCGAGAGACTCTAGTTTGGCTTCCTTGATGGAGCAAAAGGCTGACTATCAAATGCGTCAGGCGCGTCGACTACATTCACAGCAACAGACAACACGCAAACTCAACACATCGAGGTTTATTGCTGAAAGGCGCAGCTAATGCAAAGAGTACGAGTTCCTATTAGCAGCTTTCAGTATGGTGAAGTAAGTGACTCATTGTTAATGAGAACTGATTCTCTTGTTTATGCTCAATCAGCGCAACGCCTAGAGAATATGGTTGTTATGTCTGAAGGCTCGATCAAGAAGCGATACGGACTAAAGCACATCTACGACTATGGTCTTAGTGGGGTTGGCACAGCGCAATCCCATTTATTTCGTTTTGTCTTCGATCAGAATGAAGAATACATAATCTCTGTTGAAGAAGGTAAGGTTCGCTGCTTTCAGCTAGAGACTGATGGCAGCATTACTCTTGTTGAAACAATCACTGAAGATACTGATACTAACGATCTTCCCTTTGATGAAGACTATCTTCAGCAATACACTACAGCGCAATACGGCGATGTTATGTTTATCTGCCATCCATTGTTTGCGCCAAGAATGCTAACACGCACATCGGCAACTGACTTTGAGATTAGCGTCTTTACCTTTGACCAACGTGCCGATGACAATCAGACTTACCAGCCATACACACGCTTTCAAGCGCAAGGTGTGACACTTGATCCATCTGGGACAACTGGCTCAGTGACTTTGACAACAAGTGCTGATTACTGGGAGTCAGATCATGTTGGAACGATTATTCGCTATGGTTCTAATGAGATCGAGATCACTGCATATACTTCTGCAACTGTAGTTACTGGAACTGTAGTCGATGAATTAAAGCTGCGTCTGTCTGTTTTGAACCCATTGAGAACACGGGCTGGCAGTGACGTTGTTGAAGTTACTCAACTTGGTCATGGCTTTGGCGGTGGAGAATCAATTACTATCTCTGGGGCTGCTGCAACTGGCGGCATTAATGCTAACAATATCAATGGTACGTTTACTGTAGGCGATATTATTGATGAGAACACTTACACCTATACTGCGGGTGGTTCAGCTTCTGATTCTGAAGATGGTGGTGGCATTGTATTCGTAACAACCCATGCGCCAACTACAGATTGGGATGAGCAATCTTGGTCTGCTGTTCGAGGATACCCTGCGGCAGTAACCTTCCATGAAAACCGTTTGTGCTTTGGTGGAACGCTTGCTGAACCTGATTCAGTTTGGATGTCTAAGATTGGCAACTTCTTTAACTTCGATGTTGGTGAGGCTGCTGACAACGAGTCGATTGCATTGGTGGCTGCAACTGGGGATGTAAACGAAATCCGATACATGATTTCTAACCGTGATCTACAAGTGTTTACTGCCTCAAGTGAACTCTATATTCCAACTTACTTGAACCAAGCAATCACGCCGACAAACGCACAGATCAGAAAGCAAACACCATATGGGTCTGCCTTTGTGCAACCAAACTCTATTGATGGTGCGACTATCTTTGTAGCTAACAATGGTCGGATTGTTCGTGAGTATCTCTACACTGATGCTGAAGATGCTTACACTGCAAACGCAATTTCTACGCTTGCTTCACACTTGATCGATGATCCCAAGTGCATGAGCGTTGCGCACAGTGGCTTTGGCTTACCTGACAGTTATGCAGTCTTAACCATGGGGAATGGTGATGCTGCATTGTTCTCTTCTAATCGTGCTGAACGTAGAGCATCTTGGACGCGGGTTACTACAGATGGTTCGTTCTGCTCTGTGATCTGCATCGAGGATCGCATCTTTGCCAATGTGTATGATTCAGGCGGTAACTTGCAGTTATGTGAGTTTACCGAGGATGTTGGCTTAGACTTCTGGCTGTATGGTGCAATCACTTCTGACAAGGTTGATG